AGTCGGGGATGGCCATGTAGACGCCGATGGATCCGACCGTGGATGACGGGCTGGCGACGACGCGGTCCGCAGCCGAACCGATCCAATAGGCGGCGGAGGCCATCTCGGAGTCGGTGTAGGCCAGCGTCGGCTTGCCGTAGTTACGCACCTTGTTGGCAAGTTCTTCGACGCCCGTGACAGTTCCGCCAGGGGAGGAGATTTGCAGGGCGACCTTCTCGACCTCGGGGTTTGCGGCGAACGCGTCGAGGGCTTCGACGACGTCGTTCACATCCGCGGCGCCCATCATCTTTTCGAGGGGCGAGAGGCCCTTGCCAATCACGCCGACGACCGGGATGACGCCGATGCCGTCGACGACGTAGGGCTTGGGGGCGACTCCGAAGAGCTGCGAGAGCATCTCCGTGAAGCCGAACTTCTCGGCGAGGACAGCGTGGTCCTTGGCCTTGGCCGGGTCAATGAGGAGGGGCTCGCGGCCCGACAGTCCGTTGGTGAGGAAACGCATGGTCTTAGGAATTGGGTTCGTCGAGTTCTTTAGGCTCTTCGAGGTCGGCGGGTTCGTCTTCGCCTTCCATCGGGTCTTCGGACTCGCCCATGTCGGCGCTGTCCTCGACGTCTCCGCTGATCGTGCCGACGGGCGTGTTGGACGGACGGAACAGGAGTTCGAAGGGGATGCCGTACTCTTCGGCCAAGTCCTTAATGTGCACCATGTCGGCGGCCCGCTTGGCCATCTCGGTGCGGAAGTCTAGGCCGCGCTGGGCGTAGAGTTCGGACATGGACAGCAGGCCCATCTCGACGTCGGCCCGGTCGTTCGCGGCTTCGCGGCCAGCGTCGACGGTGACGGACTTCGGGGTCGTCCAGGATACGCGGTTCCAGTCCGGGTCGTCAGGGATTTCGCCGGCGGCGATGCCTTGGCCGATGATGTAACCCCACGTCGGAACGCAGAAGTTCTCGATCATGATGGTCTGGTACTTCGAGAAGACGCGGCCAGCCTTGGCTGTGATTAGTCGGACGGTGGCTCCGCCGAGCTTGGAGGAGTCGCCGACGAACTCGTAAGGAAGGACGCCTTGGGAAATGTCGCGTTCGAGCGCCGCGAGGAAGCCGGTGAAGGTGGCGTTCGGGCGGTTGCTCTGGAAGGAAGTCATGTTCTCACCGGGCTCGAGAACAATCAATTTGCCGCCCATCGTGTTGGCTAGGTTGGAGTAAGAAGAGCCGTTGGTCGCCCCAAGTTCTCCTGCCATGTCAGAGTCAATCACGCCACCCGCTTTGGTGATTACACGATTTACGTCACTGTTGTCCTTACACGCTTGTTTCTCCAGCGCTAGGAGTTCCATTTCATCCTGGATCGTGTTGACCGAATGTTGAAGCAGCGGGACGCCACGGGCGCCGGACGCGTACTCCTGGTCGACCACCATCATCATCGACTGGGCGAGAATCTGGCGGGACGAGCCGTCGGAACGGTAGATATTCACGGCGATGTATTCGCCGTAGGGACCGAACTGGATGCCGTCGTGCATACCCTCAGGCACCTTGCCTTCGAGAGGGTCGCCGACGCGGTGGGCTTCCATCAGCTGGAGTTTCGCTTCGCCGTTGGCGTTGCGGACCTTGGCGGCAAACGAGTCGCCGTCGCGGATCATGCCGCGCAGGAGGATGGACTGAGCCTGATAGAACGAAAAGCGGTTGGTGATGTCGATGCGCTTGGCCTTCTCCGCGAAGTAGGCTTCATAACGCTCCTGCATCTCAGGGGTCGACGCGTGGCTCTGGGGCTTGATGCCGTCCCCCACGGTATACAAACAGATATCGGCCAAAATTTGCTTGAAAAGACCGCTATTCCTTTCGGCCCAGCGGCACTTGCGGACCATCGTGAGACGGTCGTATGGCGTCAGGTCGCGACGAAGGTCACGCGGTTCGGCGCCGTAGGCCGCACGACGGGCACGGGTCACGCCGATGCTCTGCCAATCGCCGTAGGAGGCTTGCGGCTGCGGAGCGGCAGGCGTGGTCGGCTTCGCCTGCTTAGGGCGTAGGCTGACGGTCGGGACGGTCTTCTTGCGGGGTGCCATGGAAAGTTAGTCCTGGCGGTTCTGCCAGTCGGTCGAGATGACCGTGCGGCGAGAGCCGTAGGTGGCCGGGTCGAGGCGAGAAAGGGCGAACATCGCTTCGGCGAGCATCTCCTTCGGAGGCATCGCGAACTGCTTGGACGCGGACGAGCCGGAGTCGGAATAGGACATCAGGGTCTTGCCCTCGGTGATCATGGCGACCGCCTTGGATTTGATGTCGAGGAGTTCGCACTCCGTCAGTCCGATGAAGAGTCCAGAGGCCATTTATCTTGCCTCGATTGGAAGAAAAGGGGGGTTAGCCGCCCAGCCCACGCCACAAGCTTCTTCCTCCTGCGACACTAAACGGCTAACCCTTGAGGAAAGTCTGCCCATCGTCAGGACGGTTGCAAGTCGGTTTCGGCGGTTTCCCGACCAGCGATGCCCCAGCGGACGGCGGCCAGAAGGGCGAGGATTTCAGTATCGAGAGCATGGTTGTCGCGCTTACCCTGCGGGAGAATCCACATTGGCTTCCCTGTTCGCTTGTCCTTGATGCGGACTTCGGCGTTCAGCTGCTCTACATACTCTGGGGAGGCATCTAGGGCGTATGACCACACCTTTCTTGCCCGGAGGCCGTGGAGCAGATCCTTGCCGGCGGTGGCACTATGCACAATCAGGACGGCCCTCTGCGGGATGCCAGGGACGACGATGGACTGCTTCTCGGAGTAGAAGCGGCGGGTAGTGTTGCCGGACTTGTCGGTCACGGCGAAGTCGTCGGAGCCCGAGCCCTTGGCCGTCTTCCAGTTGCGCTTGGCGGTCTCGCGGTAGACCTCGGTCGTGTTGTCGCCTGAGTCGACGAGCACCAGCGCGTGATGCACTCCGTGCTGTTTGGCGAACGCCTCGACGTTACCCCAAGAGTCGATGCGGGCGAAGGCCATAAGTCGGCTGTGCCCGGTCTTAGCCCAACGTCGGACAGTCACCCAGAAGTGACCGCGCTGGACGTCGACCCCCATCGTGCGGAACGGGATGCTACCCGGCACGGCGTCCTTCTGGTCGACGACGCGGGCCTTCGGAGTGATCGCGGCTTCTGCGTCCCATGCGTCCGCCATCTTGTAGTTCGCGGCCTCCGCCAGCGCCACCATCTCGCCGCCCTCTTCGCTCCATGGCATGGCCAGTCGCTTCTGCTTGAAGATGCGCCTAGGCTCCTCGTCGCCGTATTGGTCTGCGGCCTCCTTGGCCTTGAGCATCAGGACGCCCAGTTCGCCCCAACTCATCGAGGCCAGCGAGTTCCAGTGAAGGCCGATGTGGCCGGAGTTCGCGGCGACCGATGTGGCCACAAAGGTTCCCCTGGCGTTAGCCTCGAGACGGCTCGCGTTCGTGTCGGGCAGGTGCGTGCGGCAGGACGCGCACTCATAGGTCGTGCCGACGCTGACCTTGTGCAAGTCCCATGTGCCGGTGGACTTCGCGTCCTCGGGGAACCTGATCTGCTCCCAGACCCACGGCTGAAGGTGGTCGCACTTTGGGCATCTCATGTTCCAGTCTCGCTGGTCCGTCGTCTCATGCAGTTGATGGAACTCCTGCCCAGCCCGCCCGCCCTGCGACATAAAGATGCGTTTGCCCATCCAGCCGAACGCAGTCACGCGCGCGCTCAGTTCGGCGAGGTGTCCGGGCGGTGCCATCCAGCATTCGTCGGCGATGGTGTAACGCAGGGACAGGCGCTGAAGGTTCGCCTCGTTCCAGATGCCTCGGCAGTAAAGCGTCATTCGGTCGAAGTCCGCCGTCGTCGAGCGGTCGAGGTCGTCGCCCGAGAGACGCGCCTTCACGGGAGGGCAGTTGTTCCAGACAGGGCGTAGGTAACGCAGGGCGAAGTCCTTGGCCTCGGGGTCGGTGGCCTGCAACACCATCGTCGGCCCGGGTGCGTTGGCGATGATGTGGCAAGTGAGCAGGCGTGCGAACAGCGACTTGCCGGACTGGATGCTTGCGAGGATGGTCAGCAGTTTCGTCTCGGGGTCGGCTGCGATGCGTAGGGCTTCGGCGATCCACGGCGTGCGCTCGGAGCGGAACGGGCCGGGC